AACTCCAAACCGCGTTCTTCTGCCGTGTCGAGGTCGGTAAGATACCGCTGGCATGCTTTTATGGTGTATTTGCTCGCTGATTGCGATCCGTGAACTACGTCGAGCGCGTACTTATGCGCCTCGTTTTCATGCATCTTTAAAGCTTAAAAGCTTTTCGAGTTCGTCGTCTACTTCTACGTCTACTTCGATACGCTTGCGGGCCGCCGGTGTCATTCCTAATTCCTTCAACACAACCAAATACTTTGATCGCGACTCAACTAACATCTGATGCTCCGGCCTATGCTTAGTCATTACGCCGCCGTCACGGTTATGGAATTCGTAAGTGTAGCCTTTTTCATCTATAATTTCCTGCAACTCGCGCACCTCTACCGTTAAGCATGCCGCCATCTTTAAAAGATCTTCGTCTAGTTCTGCAATGTGCCGCGCACTGCGCAAACTTTGCTTAATTCGCTCGTATGCTATCTTTTGCTTTGCTGTGAGTTCATCCATGCGCCAAAGGTAAAAGCCAAATCCGGAAAAACAAGATGCAATATTTTGCCCAGTCTACTACGGCGATGCTGAAGGAATGCGGGTTCTTTTTCCAAGGGGGCTACCCCTCATGCGCTTCTTTCCCGCTCTTGGAGGCGTGGCAGCGGGTACAAAGGCTCTGCCAATTGCTAGAATCAAAGAACTCAGCCCCCTGCCGTACCGGTATAACGTGATCCACTACACTGGCAGGCCATCCGCAGGCGTTGCATTCGGGATTCATCTTAATAAAAGCTAAACGCGAACGCCTCCACTCTTGCGACCAGTACCGTACATCTTGCGGCCTGTCTCGTTTGCGGCCTTTGCGCCTAGGGTCTGGCGTTTGCTTACGTGGGATCGTGGGCATTTATATAAGCTCTGCAACCTGTCAGCGCATACAGCCTAAAGGCTATGCGTGCGCGTGCATGGTTGGTTGTTTTACTCGCTAACATCTGCCGCCTTTTCTCTCTGAGTTCGTAAGTAAGTTGCTCCCTTTGCTGGTCGCTTAGCGAGGGCAGGCGTGCTAACCAGTTGCCGTTGTGCTTCAGACTTGTAACGCTCAACCAATGCTCGGAGTTCCTCCATTCCATACGGTCGCGTGCGTCCTGCATCTCGCATAATTTCCTCAGCTCTGCCGCGTTCATGTTGGTCAAGTCTTCGACCGAACACCCATTGCCGCCCTTGGTCAAAGAGATTACATCGGGCACACTGCGGCTGGCAGTTACCGGCTCCGTCCTCTGGGTCGTGCCAACGGGTGGCCATGTGCCGCCTGCTTGCAAAATGTCCGCAATGGAGATAGCCAACATGGTGATATGCTTCGGGTCCGTCACATGTGTAACACTTGGCCCATCCTTCTGCGTCTGCTGCTCTGTATCTGATTGCTTTACTGAACCATTCATCTAATTGCTTTTTAAGTTTTGTTTTATTCGGTGGTTTCTTTGGCATGCGCCAATATAACATCCCGCATTTTCTCGGCTAACTTCTCGCGTTCTTTGGCGTTGCTTTTGTATTCCGGCCAGCTGTGCGCCTTCATACGGTTGGACTCTATGCGCGCTTCGTATCTGATCCGCTCGGCTTTGTAACGTTCATCACAAAAGGCCCAAAATTCTCGCGTGTATTGCGCTACATCCTCATCGTAAGGCACTGCGCCGTTATTGGCTAGAAATAGCTCCTTTTCGCGTGGATGCGGCCTGTATCGTAACATCGCCTCATTGCCGTACACCTCATTTATCGTGTATCTGCGCCCGTCGATGAGATCGAGCCAAAATCTTTCAAGTCCTGTCATTGCATTGGGATTCTAAGTTGTGATTGGTGTTGCTGTAGGCGTTTGGTAGCCGCGTTGAAGTAGTCGGTATCCAGCTCGCAGCCGACCAAATCAAAGCCAAGGTTATGGCAAGCGATGGCGATTGAACCGCTGCCAAGGTGCGTGTCAAGTATTTTGTCGCCTTCCTTTGCGTAGTTCATCAATAGCCATTCGTATAACTTAACGGGTTTTTGGCAAGGGTGTGTTCTTCCTTCCATTCCGTTGGATGGGTGCAAATAATAGGTTTTTACTTTGTGTTTAAATGTCGTATACGCTAATTCGCCATCGCTGTAATTTGGTGCGCCCATTTTTTTGTACCAATAAATTAAGCTGTCAGAATTTCCAAGAAACTCAGTGTAATAATTCCAGCCCCATGCAATAAAATTCTTGCTCACTCTATCCAATTCTGTCCAATATGCTTTTGTGGGCGTTTCGTTATTCCAAGATTTTTCGGATTTTCTTATTTCGTTTATTCGCTTCAATTTTGTTGTATCGCCGCCTTTCCAAAAATCTCCAATACCATATGGCGGGTCAACAATAGCTAACTCAAACGCGTTGTTCTCCAGCGTTGCAAGGTATTCCATGCAGTCGACGTTGTGAAGGTCAATCATTGCTTTGCTTCTGTCGTTCGTCCATTTCTTGCCGCTCTGTGTACGTCAAACGGTCCTCGCCTTTCATCCAGTCCGTTTTGTTTACTCGGGCCGCAATCGGGTTAAATTCGGTTGCAAATTCCGGCGTTATGTATCTGAGCGCCTCGGCTGTTTCGCGTTCGTAGTCGCGTCTTTCATTGTCTCGAATCGTTTGCACTACTGGCGCTTTGAGTTCCTCGTACTTGCGAAAGCATTCCACAAACTGCGCTAGCTTTAGGCGTTCGTAATACGGCCCAAACGCCTCTTTTGCCATCATGTAGCAAGCTAGCCGCCAGTCGGACAAAGTAAAGCACGGGTAAGTAGTTAAAAGCTCGTTTACGGTCATAACAATTTCCTCGGTCGTCGTCAGCGTTTTATTGGCGTCAACAAATTTCGCCGTTCTGCTGATCATTGCGACCAAAGCGGCGCGCGATCCAATTTCGTCGCATCGTAACGCCGTTTTGACGTTCGTGCATTTAAAGCACGTTTCGAGTGTTAGTTGTGATGCGTCCAGTTCTTGCAAACTCTGCAAGCTTCTCGCGGTTGAGGTCGCTTTCAAGGTCTGCCGCTCTGCTGGCGTTAACTCGGCTATTTTTGGGCTGCTTAAATACCAATCCTTTCCAACCGTTTGCAATAGCTCGGTGGATGGCGTCAATCGCTTCGATTTCGTCGGTGTGTTCATTTTGTAACTTCATTAATGCCCGCTGTTCGCTTTGGGCTGATTTGTATTTGAATCGGTGATCTGTTTTTTTGTACTCTTTCCATTCGTTCCATGCCTCGGTAAATTTTTCGGTTTGGAATGGCAGAATAATATCCGGCGCTTTAGCGCCTTTGTGCTTTGACTTAGTAACTGACTTAGTTAATGACTTAGTAGTTGTATTAGTATGTGGTACGTTTATACCACCCTCGTGGTACGATTCTACCACCCCCCTGTTAGGTTTGTACCACCCTAGTGTTCTATTTATACCACCCTGTTCATTTTGTACCACCCCCCTTTTTAGGTAACCGGCCTCGATCAGGTTGTAGATGTATTTGCGTGCGGTTTGTTCGCTTACATGGAGCAGCTCGGCAAAGTGTTTGTTTGTGGCATAGCATTTTTTTCCGTGATCGTTGAAACTGGCGACCTCAGCAAGCAAAACCCGTTCGTTAGGGTTAAGCTCGCTAAGTTGCCATATTTCCAACGGCACGAATACACCTTTACGCTTCATTTAAAATATTCATAGCATTTAAATCGCAAATGTTAATTTTATAGCAATCTGCGTTTGATTTATACCCGTCGTCGTATTCATCTGCCTCACCGCTTTGCATAAAGTAAAAACGATCGTTATAATCTTCGCGACTAATCCAGCCAAGCAAGTAAGCGCCGTGCATCAATTTATTTTTATTCTGCGGGTTTCGCATAGCTTGACAAAAAACATAAACGTCGCAAAGTTGATCCGCGTTTGAAGCATAAACGCAACATTTATAATTTGGCTGAGGCAAACAATTTCTAACTTTTGTTTTTACCTCTATCCTTTGTCCCTTCCAGTTTAAATCATATTCAAAATCATCTATATTTTTAGCATTTAAATATTTCATAGAAGCCAATTGCCCAACATAACCGGCGTATTTGCTTAATTCATTGTTCCCAGTGTGGTTGTTTTTCATTTTTTTTTTAATCACGTCGTGCCCAATTTCATAAGCCTTCGCCATGTCTTTTGGCGTTAATTTTACCCATTCGAACATCCTTTTTATTTTTGTTGTTTCAACTTCGGCGCGGTCTATTTTCGTTTATTTCTTCCATTGACTTACCAACCGCGTCGAACAGGTCTAACGGGTTGACGTCTTTTACCTGCACGATTTTAGCGCTGTGTCTCAGTATGCCGGTCGGGTTTGCGTATATGTAATTTTCTACGGTCCTTCGCGAAACGTCTAACGATGCCGCGCAATGGTCTAAACTTTCAAAGTGTTGCTGTAGAAACTGCTTTAGGTTCTGCATAGTAGAAGGTGCATTCATAGGGTATATTTTTACTTTTCAAATCGCGGCAGTAACGCTGGCAACTTCGAAGGTTGTAAAACGTTACGCGGCTTTTTTGCTTTGGTAGTTTAACGACAAAGCGCACGTCAGAAAGGGAAGTCATCGGTTTTTGCTGGGTTGTTGTTTGCCTTCTCCATTACCGTTTCTTTTACGCTTTTCGGATCCGGTGTGGAGTAATCAAATACCTTGAATGAAACGAACGCACGCCACGGCGTGTCATCGTCTTTTTTCCACTCGCGACCGCCTAACCAGCATTTGCATTCTATTACGGATCCAACCGTTAATCCCATTGCTTCGTCAACATCGTCTCCCCAAAATTCGAGAGGCACGATTTGCTCAAATTTCTGATCTGCTAACTCTATGTGAATTTCGCATTTTCGTTTCCCGCTTGCAAATTCCTGCGGTTGAGTGATTCGGCGAATCACGCCATTAATTACTAATTCCATGTTTTCTATAAGATTTATTAAATTCAGTTTGTGACCAATTCGCCATATCGATTACGCGCAGCTGGTTCATTTTTAAACGTTCAAATATTTCGCGCCATCTTTCCGGCGTCGGGTCGGTTTGTATTATTTCGTCTTCTATTCCGTCGTCGTCGTCCTTCATTGTGGACGTGCTAAGTAAGTGCAGCGCGTAGCTTTTCAGCTCGTATAGGTGCGCATCCTTGTCACGTTCGACGGCTTCGAAAAATTCGTCTAGGTTCATTCTACTTCGTCTTCGCTGTAAACTTCTAACTGGTAGAAACCTGCGAGCTTTAGAACCGCACGCGATAAAGCGCGTTTTTCGGCCATTGCAATCGGGTAAGCGTTTCGGTTATTCGATTTGCTAACCTCGCCAAACGTCTGTACTTGCCCTATTTCGCATTTTGCGTATGCTTTAACGCAGTATCGCCCCTCGGTGGGGTCTGAGTATTCCGGCACCGTTTCGAAGGTAACCACGGCCTTTATTTTAGCCTGCACATGTTCCACGCCTCGGCGGGTCATGATTACAAAGCCACGCGGATCCTTATGGAAGTGATCGGCGCGCATTTCGTAGCGTTCTGATAACGCTTTGAGTTCGTCGGTTGCTTGGCTCATATTGTTTTACCGGTTTTAATTTGTGATTTCAGATTATCGATCAGTCGCAAAAAATCGCGTTCCTCTTTCAATCCTTGCTGCCATTCGTTGAAGCTGGCGGCGGGCTTTACGTGTACGCTTGTTCGTACGCAAATAGGTTTGTTCATGGTGTTAAATGTCTTTTTGTTTTTCATATGCTTCGTCTGCACGATCGAGTAAATCGCGGTCGTCTTGTTCGTCGTCGTCTGCTGGGTAGTCGTATCCTTCTCGCCACATGGTAAAGAGATAAAGCCCCGAAGGGCGTTTAAATTAAAATCCTGCAAGCTCGCAGAAATCGTTGTACTCGTTGTAAGTAATAACCTTGCAAGATTTTGGAGCGCATACGATGTTGCGACCGTCTGCGGTAAGGATAGTAACCAGTTCGACGACGTTGTTGTTGTAGTCGCCTCCGTCAATTACGAAGTCGATAACTTCACCAAAACCCTTACCTGTTACGTTTACGAATCGACCGTGGAGCTGTTGAGCGTTCATCATGTTGTTGTTTTGTGCGTTTGTCATGGTGTAAAGATACGCAACTTATTTCGTTACGCAACTATTTTCGAAGTTTTTTTTTACGGCACAAAAAAAGGCCCCCACGTATGGAGGCCCCAAAAACAAAAACCGATGAAAAACACAACGGTGCAAATATACGCTTAATCTTTGTTCCTTCGTTTGCTGCGTCCTAAAACTACAGCGTTAACAATGCGCTTTAAAACATCTATGACTTTGTCGTCCTTCGTGCTTTCAGTGAGCGCCGTAATCGTGCCGGCAGCAGTAAGGATGGCCAAAGCAATCTCAGCCCAGTAAGTAAAAAAAAGTTCTTTCATACGTCAAATTTAGTACATCTTCGAAACACGTTCGTCAAGTCCGTAATCTAATAAAACCACGCGCCCGCAATGATACCCCCAATTTTCGACGTTATGCAGATCGCAGTTCTTTACATCTAAAGCGGGTACTAGGCTTTTAACATACGCCACGGAAGACCGCGAAACGTACCCCAAAGGCTGCACGCGCTCCATGCATACCAAACCGCCAAGCGACCAAAGCAAAGGCGCAAGCGTGCCGGTATGCTTGTACCGCTTCCATGCCTGCGCTTCGTTTATACCCTGCAACCAACCGCGCAAGTCAACCGGTATTTTGTAAACTTTGCGCCGCGTTAATATTACTAAGCGCGTGGATATTCTGAGCTTCATAAATCCATAAGGCAATTGATCGCCGTGTGGCCACCGATCACTACGCCGCAACCTATCGCCTGCTTTTTGTAGTGCTTAGCGTATGCCGCCGCGTAGCTTTCGCGGTCTATGCCACAACCTACCTGCATAGCCCAAATGCGGCTGGTGTTGCCGCAAAAATGTTCGACGTAGGCCTGTGTATGTATATGCCCTTGAACCGTGCTTTGTAGGTCGTTCTTTGCCTTGGTGCGTGCGGTGCCGCCTTCGCCGTGGCAGTATTGCACGCCGTCGTACTCGATGCGCTCCGTCCAGTTCCACGAAGTACCTAACACCTCATTAAAGGACTTGATCCAAACGCTCGGAATGGACGAACTAAACGCGCGGCGCATAACTATCCGGTCGTGGTTGCCTATTATAACGTCAGCAACGGGAAAGGTCGCACTCCATTTCTGCAAATCTTCAATAGCCAATTCTAACTCAGTTTTAGCACTGTAGCCGTTTGGGTCGGTTTCGTGCCTGCTGGTGGCGTGTGAGTCGATGAGGTCGCCAATAAATACAACCTGATTGCACGCAAACTTATCGTACGTTTCTGCGCAAAATTCAAAATATCCTTCTTGCTCAAATGGGCAATGCAGGTCACCGATTACTAAAATGCGGCGCTCCTTTTTTTTAAGGTAATCCAACGCCCGCTTTTGTTGTGGCGTAATTCGCGGGCGGATCGTGTTAATCATATAGCCAAACTACATCGGCGTCCCGTGCTGGGTGATCGTCGCAATGTATAAACGTTTTTCCTATGCCTATGCGGTTAAAACCCGCTTCGTAAAGTGCGCCGATAATGTAGCCGCGTGAACGCGAATCTATGCAATGAATATCGGCAGCATAACCATCGCAATGCGGCGAATTTTTAGCCGTCTTGTATCCTCGCGCCTTTAGACTTCTATGGTGTGCAGCACAGCGAAAACCGCTATTAATTTTAAACGGTATGCCGCTAAGGTGACGCCCTTGGTCTAACATATCTAAAAAGTCTTGATTCATTTCGTCCTCGCCTTTGCCCTCGCCATTTGCTTGGCAAGTTTTACACGGGCAATCGAATTCGCTGTATTCAAAATATCTCATAACAGGAGAATGGCAAAGGCTGCAACTAAAATAATCAGATCGGCAATATCCGCCCTCTCATATTCACGCGCTTTGTATATCACATTCGCCGTCACGGTTGCCAAGATAATAAAAATCATTTTTGCATTTTTGCGATCATAAGCTCGATTTTGTGAACGCTTGCCAATAGTTCTTTCATGTCGCTTTTAATTTCGTTGCTGTCAATTTCTAGCTGGATCACGCGGCTTTTCAAACGTGCGACCGTACTATTTAAATTTACCCAAACCCCAACCGAAGCCGCTACTACCGGC